GAAGCTAGGAGAGGATATAGCTAAAGAAGTTTTATCAAAACTTTTCCAGCAGATTATAGGAGAGGACATAGCTAATCTTGGATTTGATTATGTTAATGGTGCAAAGAGTTCTTTAGAACCTTTGAGAGCATTGTTAGAGCAGTATGCTGATGACTTTACACCAAGTATGGATATACAATGGGATGATATAAGTATAGAAACTTTACTTGCAAAGAATGATTTGGAAGCAAGATGGTCATTTAATATACCATCTCTATGCAGAAAGGTAGAGGGTATAAATGCAGGACATCTAGTTGAGATAGGTGCTAGACCCAACACAGGTAAAACATCTTTCCATGCTAGTCTTATAGCAGGTCCGGGTGGTTTTGCAGAGCAAGGTGCTAAGTGTATTGTGCTTTGTAATGAAGAGGGCTTTCATAGAGTAGGTGCAAGGTATCTTACAGCAGGTACAGGTATGAACCTACATCAAGTTAAGAGTGACATGCAGAAAGCTAATGAAATATATGCACCATTGCGTAAGAATATATTTATTAAAGACACTACAGGATATGACATGAGTTGGGTAGAGTCTGCTGTCAAGAAAGAAAGACCTGACATTGTAGTGCTTGATATGGGCGATAAGTTTGCTACGCATAAAGGATATGCTAGACCTGATGAAGCATTGAAAGCATGTGCTGTACACGCAAGACAGATAGCAAAGCAGTATGATTGTGCCGTATTATATATGTCACAGCTAAGTGCAGAAGCAGAGGGTAAGGTTATTCTTAATCAAAGCATGATGGAAGGTAGCCGTACAGGTAAAGCTGCAGAAGCAGACTTGATGATACTCATTGCCAAGAACCCACAGGTAGAAGGGCAAGAAGAAGAGGATGCACAGAGACATTTAAATATTGTCAAGAATAAATTATCAGGATGGCATGGTAGTGTACACTGTGAGTTAGACTATTTAATTGCGAGGTACAATGCATGACTGATATTAATACTCAAGCAGATTTATTTGACTTTAAACCAAAACAAAAAATAGTTATTAAAGATAGTTTGGTATGCATAAAATGCAATACAGAACAACCGATTGAACAGTTTAGGCAAATGAAATACGACAATAAAAATAATAAAAACAAAAATACTGAGATAAAAAGAACATGCAGAACTTGCATGAGAAACCAATCTAGTTTAGTTGCACAATTAAGAAGAGAAAATCCTAAGCCTGATAAACATTATCAATGTCCTATATGCGACAGAGATATAGAAGAGATAGGCAAGTATAACCAACCACGACTACAGAATTGGGTGTTAGATCATTGCCATGAGACAGGCACGTTCAGAGGGTGGCTATGTCATCACTGTAACGTAGGTCTAGGTGGATTCAAAGATAGCTTGACAAGATTAAAAAAAGCTGTAGAATACATGACTAAACATAAGGAGAAAGTAAATGAAAACAGTAATTGATGTAGAGAATACAGTACAAAAGCGTGAGGGTAAGTTACACCTTGATCCTTTTGAAGAGAAGAATGAATTAGTTATGGTAGGTGCATTGACTGAGACAGGAGATGAACACCTTATAAGAATGAGTGATGACAATGCGTCTGTAACAATACAATCTATACTAGATGAGACTACAGTAATGATAGGACATAATATTGTTCACGATTTAATGTGGCTATGGGAGTGTGGGTTTAAGTATGATGGCAAAGTATTTGATACTATGCTTGGTGAATACATACTACAAGAAGGACAAAAAGAATCCTTGACATTGGAGATGTGTGCAATGAGATATAATCTTGAGACTAAAAAACAAGATACACTCAAAGAATATTTTAAGAAAGGATATTCAGTTGCTGACATACCACCTGATGAGTTATCCGATTACTTATCTGCTGACTTACATGCTACGCAGCAGTTAGCAAATGAGATATACATAAAGCTATCATCAGATACATACAGCCACTTATCTAATACAGTTAATCTTACTAATGACGTGGCACTATGTCTAGCTAGGATATATCGTGTAGGTTTTAATGTAGACACAAAACAATTAGACTCTGTTCGTGAGGACTTTACAAAAGAAAAGAAAGAGATAGAAGAAGAGTTAATAAAAGAAACAAGATACTTCATGGGTGACACACCTATTAATTTAAATAGTCCTGAACAATTATCATGGCTTATATATTCTAGAAAGCCTAAAGATAAACATGATTGGGTTATGACATTCAACTCTCACATGCCAAAGGAAGAGTTTCGTAGTGCAATGAATGCTAAAGCAGACATACTAAGAAAGACAAAGGCAGAGCAGTGTCATGTGTGTCATGGTCATGGCAAGATAAGAAAGACTAGAAAGGATGGCACACCTTATGCAAATGAGAATAGATGTGTAGAGTGTGATGGATTAGGATATAAGTTTATTCCTACATCTGAGTTAGCAGGTATGGGTTTCACACCACCAACTGCAAAGTGGATATCTGCAAATGGATTTACTACAAGTAAGAATAGTTTACAGTACCTAAAGTCTGTTGCTCGTCAAAAGAATATGGATAGAGCAGAGAACTTCTTAGGTAAGGTTATTAGATTATCTGCATTAGATAGTTACCTCTCTTCATTTGTTGAGGGTATATCTAATAATATAAAGTCTGACGGAAAGCTACACGTTAGATTATTACAACATCGCACAGCGACAGGTAGATTTAGTGGAGCAGACCCTAACATGCAGAACATGCCAAGAGGTGGTACGTTTCCTGTTAAGCGTGTGTTCGTGTCACGATGGGATGGTGGTAAGATATTAGAAGCAGACTTTGCACAGTTAGAGTTTAGAACTGCTGCATATTTATCACAAGACGAAGTAGCAATGATGGAGATAAACAATGGGTTTGACGTACATAACTATACTGCCAAGATTATTTCTGAAGGTGGTCAAAAGATTAGTAGGCAGGAAGCAAAAGCACACACCTTCGCACCACTCTACGGAGCTACAGGGTTTGGGAGGTCGCCTGCTGAAGCAACGTATTATAGACAGTTCACGGAAAAGTACAAAGGGATCGGACTTTGGCATTCCAGATTGGCTAAAGAAGCTCTAAACGATGGCAGGATAAAGACACCATCAGGAAGGTCATTTGCTTTTCCTGATGTGCAGAGAAGGTTTAATGGTTCACCCACACACTTTACACAGATAAAAAACTTTCCTGTGCAGAGTTTTGCAACAGCAGATATTGTTCCTGTTACGTTGTTAGAGATTGAAAAAGAATTACAAGGTATGCAGTCATGTATAGTAAATACAGTGCATGATAGTATAGTTATAGATGTACACCCTGATGAGGTTGACAGCGTACTTGATGTAATAAAAAATACTAATGATAAATTGAAAATAATTGTTGACAAACAGTTCAAAATAGATTTAAATGTACCATTAGTATTAGAAGCAAAAATAGGTAATAATTGGCTTGACACGAAAGACGTTACCTGATATAACTAGGACACTTTAGAAAGGAGTTTATATGAATATAGATACAAATAACTTTGCCGATATGGCACAGAAGATGGGTATGGGAGTAGACATAACCCAAAAGAAACAGACAGCACAACTTGCTCGTCTTAAAATACAACACTCACCTATCATGGGTGAGGTTGAAGTCAAGGGTAAAAAGACTCAAGCTGCTATAGTCAATGGTGGTTCTTATAGAATTGATGACTTAGCAAGTGAGAGTGTATTCTACTCTGACGATGTAACAATCAGACCCTATGTACAAAGATTTATGTACAAAAAGTTTGTCAAGCCTGAGTCAGGCAAGGGTTTCTACGTTAAGACTATCATGGCAGACAACTTAAATGTTGATCTGAAGGACAACATGGGTGGGTTTAACTGTGGAAAACCAGCAGGTTTTGTAAAGGACTATCAAGCATTACCTGCAAAGACAAAGGAACTCTTGAAGAGTATTAAAAGAGTGAGGGTGTTGATTGGAACACTATCAGCAGGGTCAGTTCTGAATGCTGATGGTAATGATGTCATGGAGATTGGAGACTTGCCATTCATTTGGGAAGTGGACAACCGAGATGCATTCAAGATTATGGGAGAACCCATATCTAAAATAGGTGGCAGGAAGCATCTTCCTGTGCAGTACAAAATTAAGTTAGGTTCTGAACAGCGAAAGTTGCCTAACGGAAATGCGTACTACCTACCTACTGCAACTTTACAAGACGAAGTGTTGGAAGTAGAAGATAGCACACAAGATCATTTCTCTGACTTTATGCAATGGATTGAGAATTATAACTCTTATATCTTCAATGCATGGAATGATAAAGCAAAGCCTGAAGAGCTATCTAAGTCTGATAAAGATGTGGTATCAGAACTTGTTGATGTTGATGATGAAGTACCATTCTAATGAACTCAGCAGAAGAACTAAAGGTACACAGATATTTAGATAAGGCAGTTAAAGGCACTGCAACAATGAGTGATGACACAATTGAGCAGGTTGTGTTACACATACGAGACAGCTTGAAGAAACAATTCTCTCCTCAACAGAAGGACT